GTCCCACAAAACAATACGAGGTGTTATACAATACAATGGTAAGAACTAAAACCCCTACAATACAACGAACACGCTACACCACAGTCGAATACAAACCAATAGACCCACGCCTTATCCCAATACCCCCGCCCATACGCTTCGGTGCGGGCCGCCCCCCACTATACGAATCAGTAGAACAACTCGAAAAGGACATCCTCACATACTTCGAGAGCTGCTGGAGTACACGCATAGAAGTCAAAACGGACATCAACAACAATATAACACGTCAAGAGGTACCGTTCCAACGAGAACCCTACATGATAACAGGGCTCGCCTGCTGGCTGGGCATGAACCGTTGTACACTGTTAGACTACCAGAATAATAATGCAGAATTTACCGCCACGATAAATAAAGCCAAGAGTTATATCGAGCACAACGCCGAGAAGCTTCTGCTAACAGGAAAGGCACCCACAGCAGGCGTCATCTTCAGCATATCCAATAACTTTACACGCTGGAAAGACGTACGCCGCACAGAACATACCGGCCCAGAAGGAACCCCCCTCACCTCACTACTGGGTACTCCAAACGATGAACGGGCACGAGCAACACGTGAACAGATGTTGAAAGACTACGGTTCCGGGGAAGATACTACACTATGAACGGGAAGAACGCTACGGGATTTGTTTGTGCCAACACAGGCTGCCACGGGTATAAGGCGGACGAGCCCAACCATTGTAAACAGTTCTACAATGTAATGTGCTGTCGTATATATGTCGCGCCCCCGGGAGTATACGTTGAGAATAGTTAAAGAACTTGTGAACAAGCTCTTCAGATGAACGAGGCACATATACAGACGTTGCTGTTCAGGTATCTACAAGACAAGGGGCACAGCTTCATCGCCCCCAACTGTTGTGCACTAGGATATGAAGCCGATCTATTAAGCGTTCCAGACTCGGGGTTTTGTTATGAGTATGAAATTAAGACTACCCGTGCCGATTTCAAGGCCGACGCCGCCAAGCGGAACAAACACGACAGTTATTCCAATGCGGGAAATATGCGGAGTCTCAGCAGGGCAAGACGAGCTCCGGCACGTTTCTATTATGTCGTACCGGCACACCTCGTTGAACCAGCCGAAGTTCCTGTTCACTCGGGTTTGATGTTTGTCTTGGAGAACGGGACGATTGAGACAATAAAACAAGCACCGTGGCTACATCACGAAATGTTGGGTTTCGACACATATCGCCGCATTGCCAACAGTTTGATGTGGAAAGTATTTAATGGAGTTACTAAACGTCAGGAAATGGTGAGGACACGATAAGAGGGGTGGGGCACATAGGTTCTTTCACTTATGACGGTCGCAATATGGCTTCGGTCTATGTTGGGCAAACCATAAGCAGCGTAGTCTTTTTGACCCCTCTTTTTATTATTTAAAGGAATATACATGAAATACATAATGCTCGACAAACGCTATCCCGTTACGTTCCCGGACATGATATGCCATAGCAGCATACGGAACACGGAGAAGCGTAAGGTAACTTCGGCGGGCTTCTTCTACATAGGCCCCGGGCCGGAGAACGCAGTGTCCACGTTCGGCGCAGCGGGTTCCCTCGACGGTATGAAACCGGCAGTAGAAGACGCAGGGATGCTTACTCTATACTTCAAGGGGCTGCTCGAACCCTTGAGCACGCTTCAGGCATTCCAAGTTGTACATGGGGTGCGTACAGTAGACGACTTTGGATTAGGGAGGAAAAAGTAGATGGGAAAGGTTAGCAATGGAGGTGTTGTACGTTCCGGGGATTACAAGGGGGTTAAGTGGACGGTGTCTCATAGTGATAAATCCGATGCTTTTATAGCAGAGTCTAATTTAGACGATGAAACCTTTGAAGGAATGAATGAAAATAGAGTTATTGATGATTTAAAATCATGGATTGATGGTCATGTAGGTGGTTCATTCGCAAACGGACGCCGTAAAGCCACAGCCGTAGTGAACGGAAAGCTGGCCGGGCGGTTTGCGGTGATGAACGATGGCGGTTGGCACGGTGACGAAATGGATGTGGATAAAGTATCAGAACTGGAGGAGGAGTTGCGAGACGCAATTTCAAGAGGGTATACTGGAAGAGCAAACAAGATACGTGAGCAGTTAGAAAAACTCGGGATTAAAGAGCATCTATAACATGACTAACCCGGCCCGGCCTAACATACTTCAGTTCTGGAAGATACGACGTCTCAATCGGCGCGAGCCCTGCGAGATTCGTCCATTCCACAAACAGATAGGCCGTGCTCTTACAGAACTAGTAATGGGAACCATGAGCCGTCCCAATCTAATGATACTTATGCCGCCCCGCTGTGCCAAGACAGATCTGGGCGTACGCACGTTCGTACCGTGGGCGATGAGCAGTTTCCCGGACTCAGAGTTCATAACCAGTTCATACGGTGCCGACCTTGCGGTTGATTCAGCCATTGATATACGGAACACGTTGTCGTCAGACTGGTATCGTTCTATGGTTGACAAGACATGGGGAGCCCACGTAGAGATGCGGGGGGAGAAGGGCGGTGGCCGTCAAGACTACTTCTACACTGAGGAGAAGGGGTCAGTAAAAGCAACAGGTCGTGGTGGCGCAATAACAGGATTCGGTGCCGGGAAGCTGAGACCAGAGTTCGGCGGCTGCATCATCATGGACGACATGCTCAAGGCGCAGGAGGCCCGTAGCCCCGCCGCACGCAAGGAGGCCGTCGCTTATTATACGGGCACATTGAAAACCCGCCGTAATAGGCTTGAGGCCCCTAAGACTCCGATGGTGCTTATTATGCAGCGGCTCCACGTCGAAGACCTCGCCGGTTATATATTACGTGAGGAACGAGACGAATGGCAGGTACTTCAAATCGAAGCACACAACGAAACAGAAACCTGCTGGCCCGGGCGTATAGGCATGGACGAGATGTTGACCATGCGGGAACAGGCCCCGGACGACTATTGGCCACAATACATGCAAAACCCGAAGGCCTCCGCAGGAATAATGTTCAAGCGGGAGTACTGGAAATATTGGCAGGACATCAACAAAGTCAACAAACTGATAACGCTCAAGATAATAACAGCGGATACAGCGTTCAAGACAGAGGATGCGAACGACTGGAGTGTGTTCCAATGCTGGGGCTTGACCACCTGGGGCATGATATTGATAGATCAGGTGCGTGCCAAGATGGAGTTCCCGGAGTTGGTGCAAGCGGCCAAAGACTTCTGGGATAAGCATAGCAGGAAGACGTCAATACACATAACCCCGGCCTCAGAGTTCTGGGTGGAAGACAAAGCGTCCGGCCAGAGTCTGGTACAAGTGCTACGGCGCGAGTCAATACCGGCCCGGGCATGGACCCCGGACGAGAGCATGAAGGCAAACAAGAACAAGAAGTCGGTAGCCATTGGGGTAATGGCAAGCACGGACAAAGTTGGGCGAGGCAATCAGTGCACCATGCCGCTCTCAGCCGGGCGCATCATTATCCCAGATCCAAAGCTTCCTGATTACAAGTGGGTGGAGGGATTTATAGCAGAGCACGAAGCGTTTACAAAAGACGACAGTCATCTACATGACGACCAGGTGGACACCTTTACAGAGGCCTGCATTATATGGCAGGCCCGGGGAGGCGGAGCCGGGGTCGTTCCAGCATATAATTGAGAGAGCAGGGGCGGGGGTTGACTATGGATATCTTCGATCGTGCACAGGAGGGGGCATTAGCGTTAACAGAACAGGCTGTAAACACTTTCTTGAGACGACCACGATTGATGGTGTCACAATTTATATGCAGGGATTGTGGATATGAAATAGAAGACTCCCGGGTTGAAGCATGCCGGGAGCAGCGGATAAACATTGTACGTTGTATGACGTGTCAAACAAAACATGAGAAGAAAGAGAAGGAGAATAGACTTATGAAAAAGATATGTAGTTCAGTTTCGAGAGGATTTGTAGTTTTGTTGCTGTCCTTGGTGATGCTTGCCACGGCCCCGGGCCTTGCGCTTGCGGTAGACCACGTTGCTGGCACATGCATACAGACGCTAACGCAGTATGGGATTAGCGCAAGCATGTCGGTGGGTAACCCAATCGTCAGTCTCAAGTTTACATGCACAGCAGACAACGAAGATGGCACTATACCCAATCAGACCGTTACGACGGCCAACATGAATAAGTTGAAAGGTCAGTATTTCCTCTATCTTGTATCAGCTTATCCAGTAACGGGGGAGAGTGCAGTGGCACCAGACGCAGCGGATGTTCTCATATTAGACGCCGCAGGTTTTGACTTGTTAGGAAGCACCGATGGTTCTACGGCAGTGAAGGGAGCCGGATTGATAGACGCAACGTTGAAGAAGACGGTAGCACCTTATCTGTCATCGGCTCCTGCATGGTACTTTCCACCTATTATGAGTACGCTTACGCTCGTGGTGTCAGGACAGGCCACGCACAGCGCAACATACGTAGTTGAATTAACATTCGGGAAGTTTGGCGGGTTTATTCCTGTCAGCCTTCCTCAATAATGAAATAATCGAAGGAGTCATCGCATAAGGAGGCATCGCATGAAGAAGTTATCCGCAATACTTTTATTTATTGTCCTTGCGCTTTCTGGCTGGGTCGGGTCTGCTCTTGGCACAAGCGTATATTCCTTTACGGCATTGACTGGCGGTGGAGCGGGTGCCCTTGACAGACTAAAGACACCTGCCGGGGTTACGATAGCACCCGTAACTGGAGATACGGCGATGGGGGTTGTCGGTGGAAAACCGTATTTCTATACCTACAACTCCACGTGCTCAACACCCACCAGTTCTCCAACCACCATACGCCCTACGAGTAACATTGGTTGTTGGACTCATGCCTCTGAACTAGAAAACGGAACGGTCAACTACATCACATACTGGACGGGGCTGCATACGCTGGGTGCGATTCAACTAACCCCGAACAGGGCGTTAGGGACAAACGCAAGCGGCCTGCCTGTTGCAATTACCGGGCAGGCGTTTGGAGATTCCCTTCCGTTGCTCTACAACGTGTCGGCTCCCACAAAGTTAGGCCAATTTGACTTATCGGCTGTTACCGCAGGAAATACAAGAAAGATGTACTGGAGGGATAAAGACTTCACTCCAGTAGACCTCGCAGGCGACACGTTCACCGGAAAGATAACGACAGTTGCGTCTGCTACAGGGGGAGCAGGTTTTAATCTGCCCCACGGCACAGTTCCTTCCAGTCCCAATGACGGTGATTTGTGGACTACGACATCCGGTTTGTATGCGAGGATTAATGGAAGTACGGTTGGGCCCTTCTCATCGACTCCCACATGTACGGCGACAATACCAACGTTTACAGCGGTTACCGGCGCAGGACTTTCCACAGAAGAGACGAGCAATACCGTAACAGTTTCGATAACAAATTGCGCCAACGCTACGATATCGATTGCAGGGAACTCTGGCCAATACAAAATCAACTCAGGAAGCTATACAGCGTCCCCTGCATTGTTAGCTACTGGAGACTCCGTTACTGTCAAACAAACAAGCAGCGGATCGTATAGTACGGAGACTACATCCACATTAACGGTTGCCAGTCAAAGTCAGGCATACAACGTTACGACTGGCGGTTGCTCCGCATCGATACCCACCTTCACAGCGGTCACAGATTCTGCAACAAGTACGGTTAATGAAAGCAATACTGTTACAATGGCTCTTACCGGATGCTCTGCCGGGGCTCCGATATCCATTGCGGGCAACAGCGGACAGTACAAGATTAATTCGGGTAGCTATACGGCAAGTGCAGGGACGGTAGCAAATGGAGACTCGGTCAAGGTCAAACAGACATCCAGCGGAAGTGCTGATACCCTTACGACCACGACTCTTACGGTTGCTGGTTCTACGCAGCCTTATAACGTGACTACGGCGGGTTGTTCCGCATCCATTCCAACATTCACCGCCGTGACGGGGGCTACAACGGCAACTGAGTATACAAGCAATACGGTAACAGTCACCTTGACTAATTGTCCATCAGGAGCGGCAATATCGATAGCCGGGAACAGCGGATTATACAAAATAAACTCTGGTTCATATACGGCAAGTGCGGGAACAGTAGCGAACGGAGATTCCGTTACGGTCAAACAAACCTCCAGCGGGAGCGGGGGCACAAAAACAACAACCACCTTAACGGTTGCTGCCGCAACACAGGGGTATGATGTAACAACATCACAATCCGCCAACGCAACGTGGAGTGGTGACACAGAACTAGAGCAAATATCACCAGGGTCTTGCCATTATTCTCTAAATCCTATGTTAATAGCTGATATAACAGGTGTGAATTATCATATTTTAATAAAAGCAGATGCATCAGCTTGGAGCGGGACAATTAGTTTAGCAAAACTTTATATGTATTGGGTGAATACTGGCTATACGCATACTGGAGCAGCAGTTCAAGCATGTAAATTAACAAGAGCGTATGTAAATAATGAAGCGACTTGGAATAGTTATTCAACGGGAAACGCATGGACTACTCCTGGCGGTGATTACGTGTCAAGCAATCCGTCCTGTGGGTCTGCAAATGTAATTTCTAGCGCAGGTTGGATGAATTGGGATGTGACTGCTATCGTTCAGGACGCTATTACGAATAACAGCGGTATTGTGAATATACTAATTAAATATACAACAGAGAATGGAGCATCTTATTCAGAATCATTTAATTCTGACAATGCGACATCCAACAAACCATATTTAGCTATTACGCAATAAGGAAGAACATGAAAAAAATAAAAGAACCGATAGACTTTGTTGTAGGAGAGAATAGATGAAGAAAACTCTCCTTACTGTTCTGTCTATTTTAATTATTTTATTGCCTTCATATAGTTTTGCCACTGTGGATATTCTCATTGCCGGAGATAGCATAGCAGAGGGCTTATGCGGCTATTGCGGCCCGAATGCTCCTAATGATTATGTTTATGTTTATAGTCAAACCTGCACTTCCTGCCCATGTGGAGACACGACATCACAAATAGGATATTGGCTCACCTATTATTTAGGGGGAAGTCATACTTATTACAATGCCGGAATAGGTGCGACAAACTCTAGTCAGTGGGTTGGTTGGATTGACGCTTTGCTCTCAACACATCATCCAACGAGAACGTACTTTCAGATCGGAACAAATGATTTGGGAGGAGGTATAACATGGTCTGCCTTTCAAACAAACTTAAATTCTATTCTGGCAAAAGTTACGGCCGCGGGTTCTATTTTAATCGTATTTGAACTTCCCCCAAATTCGGATTTGTACCCTTCCGCTGGTGCGCCGACAACTTGGAACTCTAATTTGCATTCATGGGGAACTACCAATGGTGTACCGATTGTTAGTGTTTATACGACTCTCGTTGACGGTGTAGCCAATGCCTGCCCCACCAAATACTTTTGGTCAACGGGAAGTGGTTGCCCCTGCCATCCTAACTCTGATGGGTACAAAGTTATGGGTCAGGCAGCAGCAGAAGCATTACCGTGGGATACAACTCCGCCTGCAGTCACTATCACTCAATCAAGTCCACAGGCAATCAATTCCGACACGATCACCCTTACAGGTACGACATCGGATGCTGTTGGCGTATCGGGCAATAAAATAAGAATCGGTTCTCTACCTGACGATACGCATGGGACTGTTTGCACCGGAACGACAACATGGTCATGTACGATTACCGGATTTAGTTCAGGTGCGAATATTGTTTATATAAGTGGCTACGATGCGGCTGGAAATTATACGCAGACAGCAAATAATATTACGGTGAATTACCCTTACGTTTACCCAACAATCAACGGCGAATGCGGCCCGGCCAACGGCACATATTCCTATACAACGCCCACGGCAAATCTTTGTTCTATGGGGACAGCCTCTATTGTAACGCTTGCGAACAATCTCTATTCATACTCCTGCGTGGGAAGCGGCGGCGGCACCACAGCATCCTGTTCTGTGCATCAATCCGTTGACGGTGTTTGCGGTTCTGCAAATGGTGGCTCGTTTAATAGCACGCCAACAACGGGACTGTGCTCTGTGGGCACAGCATCCACGGTATCCTTGATAGACACCGTATATTCTTGGACGTGCTCTCCGGTGGGGCAGGGCGTTGCGGGGAGCTGTACTGCAACCTTGTTGCCGGAGAACGCTTGCTGCGCCCCGATTGCAATCGGAAGCGGCTACGCTCCGTCAATAACAGGCAGCGGTTATGCGCCTTCAATCATTACTATATCACCGTAAAGGAGAACGTGGAGAATGGCGAATGCTCTCATAGGTATGATTGGCGGGATTCTTGTTGTTATGTTGAGCCTCTTGATTTCAATGGTATGGGATTTGAAAAAAGACCTGCGAAGCCAAAAAGATTGCATGAATTTAAAGCAGGATAAACATGAGTGTGATCGCATTATGGACAAGATGGAAAAGTGGGTTTCTAAGGTAGAGGAAAAAGCATGAAAAACATAAAAGATTATTTTGAACATCGTAGTGAAAGCGTGGATAGAAGAATTGATATGAATCATGACCTCAACCGGATCACTTACAGGGAGCTTATTTTATGGACTCTTCTTGTTTTCTTTATTTTTGTACTTGTCTATGTGGGTTATCTGACTTGGTGGCCATACAATCCTATCAGAGTGGACGGCATAAAAGTTTGTCAATCTGAGGTCCGGCGTGGGGAAGTAATATATTTCACCTTTAAAGGCGAAAAGTTTATGAATATTACATCTCATATCACAATCGAACTGGTTAACGGTGAACGTATGCTGATTATGTCTTACGACTCAAATACTCCTCCCGGTGAAGCATTTAAGAAAAGAAGTTTTATCGTTCCTTATCATATTCAGCCCGGTAGATACCAGCTTGTATGGACGGGAGTATACAATATCAATCCCATACGAGACATAATTAAAACAACAAAAAGCGATTTCATAACTATAACAGACGAAGAACCATTGAGAGGGCTTCGAGGATTCCGTGGTGAAAAGGGCAAGGACGCGAAGAATAAAAACATTAGTATTTTTGGAACGCAGAATAACAAGTAGAAGGAAACTAAAGAATGAAATACTTCAAAGCATACGAATTAGTTGATCCCGTAACGTACGCACAAATGGGGGAGGACGCTCTAACCCTTTTCAACCCTGAATTGCTCACGGCACTTGTGAACGTCAGAGACTTCTTTGGAGTTGCTCTTGTGATTAACAATTGGCATCGTGGCGGCCCGTTCCGCTGGCGGGGATTGAGAACGGTAGAGCAATGTATAAAGAATGGCGCACCCCACAGCGAGCATCGTTATGAACCTGACCACCTTGTCAACGCTGTCGACTTCGATGTTACGGGCGTAACAGCAGAGAGCGCAAGGCAGAAGATTCTCGCTGATATTGACAATCCGTTGTTGAGCTTCATAACACGACTGGAGGGTGGCGTACGCTGGGTTCACATGGATGGGAAGGTTTTGGTGGAGCCAGATAAGAGAATTCACGTATTTACTGCGAGGAGGAAATAAGCATGAAGCGATTGTTTGTGATAATGGCTCTTTCAGTACTGTTGTTGCAGGGGTGCACGATGTTCTGGGCTTGTCAAGAAGCTAAACAGTTTTATGTAGCAGAAGAGTCCTGCCCCAGCGGATACTTGACGTTAGGCATTACTGGTCATAGTTCGTATTGTGCAGAAGAGAGGGAAATACAAGATATAAAGAAATATTGTTGGGTTTTCTTTTAAAGTAGTACACAATGACTAAGATACTTGCTCCACTCGTTGTTCGCTACCTCGATAATGTAAATCATGTGTCCCTGTATACCGAATTCGGGTTTCACTCGGATGTTCTTGAAAAGTCGGGTTTGCGTAGCGACATATGGGCCGACCCCGGATTTGTCTTTGATTTTGAGAGCATCCCAAACATACTACGAGGCCCAATAGGGGAGAACAAACGGGGTGGTGCGGCTCATGATATTGTTTGTAGAAAAGGCGTTTGTCCAGGGATTACGAAGAGCATTGCTGCCGATGTCTATATGGAAATAATGACCTACTGTGATTCAATAAACTTGAAATTATTTTTAGAGGCGCACCCCAGTGCTTCTCAGGCGCACATCCTTTGGAAAAGGAAATGGGAGTGGGAACGTCGTTGGGCGAAGAGCACTGTTGTCAGATATTGCCCAAGCAGCGTGTACTGGAAGAAGTACGAGCTGACAGCTACGGCTGAAGAGATATACGGCATAAAAGGTGACCCGTATGTTTGTAGTTAGAATATGAGGGTGGAAAGTTAAACTGATTACTAAAGGAGGTTATATTATGAAGCGTAGAAGTATTTTTTCAGTTGTTCTTTTAATGGCACTGTTATGCTGTTCATGCGCTGCTATTACGCCGGGCGCGACAAACACAACGGTTCCGAATGTAGGGGTAACGTCGTACGAGGCGTTAGGGTTGACCTTAACACAGGCGTACAATACAGAGAAGGCATTGTTTAAGGCAGGCAAGATTACGGCAGAGCAGGACAAGGAATTCCAGCTGGGTGTCTACACTACGGCCTACAACTGTTATCAAAAGATTGGGCTTTCGCTGAATATCATTTTTGATGTCAAAGAATCGGCCACGAACAAGGAAACCGCTCAACTTGACTTCAAGACGCTTAGTTCCCAGTTGCCAACACTGATCGGACAGGTCACTGCATACATTACAGCGGTAAGCAAGTAGTTTTAATAGTTGCACTATACAAATACGTCAAAGGAGGACGACATGGATGCAGTAACAGTAGCTCTTCTTGAGCTTGTATTGAAGATGGTAACGGGTTTGTTCCAGATCATAAACAGCGCAGGGACGTCAGCAGACGACACGGCGGCATACAAAGCACGCATCATTGCAGCAATGGATGCAGTGCCCCCACCGTGTGTAGGGAAGGCGTGCGACGACGGTGGATGTGGTACAGGCGATTGTAACCCTAAATAAGTAAAGTAAACTAACTGTAGGGCCGGGGGCGCAAACCCCCGCCCCCTACATATCAAAAGGAAATCCAATATGGAAAGAACAATTGGACCGCAGCTAACCGTAAATCAGGCACGCATGAGATCTCACAACAGGATGATGAACTCCACGTTCACAGGTTCCGGGGCGCAAGAAGCCGGGGACAGAGGCGCATGGCAAAGCATCCCGATGTATTCCTCCAACCCATACGACTCCAACGACTACGTATACCGTTGGAGACAATACGTGCACATGTACGAGCTCTCATGGGAAGCCCGCAAGATTGTACGCATCCCGGTAGAAGACGCACTCAGAAAACAATGGATTGCAGAGGGCATAGAGGAAGAAATGGCTCAGGGCATAGAAACCCGGTTGAAGCAGATCAACTTCCTGCACGTGCTGTCCCGTAGTCTCATGCTCGAGCGTCTCCTTGGTGGCTGTCTTACTTTCATGGGACTGGAGAGCAGGGAAGACGATACGCTCATTCCCTACAAGCCCTCTGAGGGTTCCCGGCTGCGGTTCTGTAACGCGATTCCCATCAGTAGAATCTCTCGTATGACATGGGACACCAACCCGTTGAGCGAGAGTTATATGCGGCCCAACAGGTATCTCGTAAACGGAGTGGGGTTACATACATCTCGTTGTTTGGTATGGGACGGAGAACCGTTGTTCGACCCCTATGACTTCGCCCTTACAAACTTCCGTTCAAACCTGGCGGGATTCGGGCCGAGTAAACTCGCTCCTATCTGGGACGACATTGAAAAGGCTGTGGGGACTCGTCAAGCGGCATACCAACTCATTCAAACGAACAACGCGATAATAGCTGCCATTACAGGGTTACAAGACCTTGCCGGGGTAAAGGGCGGGGCAGCGAGTGTGCGCAAACTAAAAGAGCTAGTAAACAGCATTAGCGTGTATCGTGCTGCATTAATAGACGGCGAGCGGGTAAACATAACACAGAGCGCAGCTTCTTTTGGCTCTGTCCCGGAACTGATAATCACATTCATTCAGATTCTCTCTGCCGCTTCCGACATCCCGGCCACACGCTTCATTGGTCAAGCCCCGGGCGGCCTGAACGCCACGGGTCAGAGCGACCTGGAGAACTACTACAATGTGATCGACAGTTTCCAAGTCCAACGTATCGAGCCTGCGCTGCGCCGCGTATACGACATTCATGGGTACGAAATGTACAAGGATAGGTGGAGAGCCCAGCGTCTCAAACTTACATTCAAATTCCCGCCGCTCTGGAATCTTACAGAGTTGCAGGAAGGCGAGCGTGCTGCGAAGATGATTGAGAATGTAATGAAGATGCGAGACGCCAATCTGATGACTGATAAACACATCATCGAAGAGCTGAATCAGAAAGAAGCCTTTAGTATCAAGTTAGATCAAACGGACTTGAATGTAGTCGATGACACCGATTTGGGGATCGGCACGCCCAACGGCGGCCCCGGGCCATTCGGAGCCCCTCAGCCGCCGAAGCCCGGCGCAGGAGAGGAACATGCCGACACAAGCAAAACGACGCCGGGAGATGGCGGCAGCAAAACGGCAGGCAATGTGGCAGAGCAGCGAGGTGCTGGTGGCCCCCCGAATCCTCAGGGGCCTTCGAACCCTTCCGGCTCTATTCAACGTCTTCGCAATGTCCATTACATAAAGAATGCAGACGCTACGTCCCTCTTGATTGGTGCTGCCGGGGGAGACCCGGAACGCACAGATCGTGAACAGTTTATGAAGGGGCTCGCCATAGAACAAGAACACTACGATACTGCTCATGGGGATGAGTTGATATTGGCGAAAATAGTTCTCGATCATCTTTCAGAAGACCTTGAGTATTACATCAAGCTCGAACAATATGTTGAGAACATGGTTATTGAGAACATGGTTATTGAGAATTTCGTTGAAAAGCGGGGGGACAAGTGGGTTGTTCTTTCTCACGATAAGTCCAAGACACTGGGCGAATACGATTCAGAGGGAGAGGCCAACAAACGCCTTCGTCAGATAGAGTATTTCAAACACGAAAACTCTTCCTTTACCTCTCACGCAGAAAAGGTGTTTGCAGATCTCTATCCACAAACGGACGGGGTTTTTAAAGAGTCGTGGTTGTCCGGGTATTGCGGGCATGCGCCGACGGCCCCCAGAGACTCAATCGCCGGACAGTGGTACGAGAAGGGGAAGGAGTATAAGCTGACGAAAAGTACAATGCCTATTGAGAACGAACTTCCCCTACCAACAGCAGAAAACGTAACAGAGAGGCAAGCAAAGAATCTCCATGTGGGCGATTTGGTAGTTACTGGTTCTGGAGGGTATACAGAAATTGTTGATATAGTACACCAATCGGACGAAACCGGTGGCTTCTATTTGGTTAAAATGGCAGATGGGAATAAGAAAATGCTCACGTCCCCAACAAAAACAATGATTGTGTCTAAGTTAAAGAACTCAATCTACCTTCCTCACCTCCATCCAGGCCCCACACAACCACAGCGGCACGCAGGGAATTACAAGATGCATCATCTACATCTACATGGACTGGACTTCTCCATAGAGAACCCGTGGGGTTCTGAACGTTCCGGGGTCGACAAAGATGGGAACTCTTGGAGTTCTATTCTCCCGGCGCACTATGGATACGTACGTAAAACCGTGGGGGCCGACGGACAACACGTCGACGCATACATAGGCCCGTTTGAAGATTCAGAACTTGTGTTTGTAGTAGACCAGAACGACGCCGATACCGGTGCCTTCGACGAGCACAAGTGTATATTCGGTGCGCTGTCAGTTACCCAAGCCAAAGAGTTGTATCTCAAGGGATTCGGAGACGGGAGGGGTGTTCAGAGGTTGGGCTCGATCACTCCGATGACAGTCGACGGATTCAAACAATGGCTCAAGGAAGGCGATACTACGAAGCCGTACGCCAACTCCCAAAAATACCGTGTTGCTTTTGATATTGACGGAAAGGTGTATGAAGGAAGGGCCGGGGAAATTCATGCTCAATTACTTGCCCGCCTACCAGAAAATGTTCAAGATAAGTACTATGGTGATTCTGGTCGTCAGGGATTTATGTCTGGGTTTGTTGATGAACGAGGTGACTTTCAAACTCGAGGAGATATAGAAATGCGAACGGGGAAAGTGCCCAACATAGAGTTCCTCAACTCCGAGAAAGCAATGGTTCGCACCAAGTAACGGCTTTCCACGATTGCGTACACGGTGCGTACTACAAAGAAGCAGCATAAACGATAGTGGCTGTTTTCTATAATGGTAACGTTAAGTTAAGTGAAATCGAGTAAAATCACGCTATGATTACAAAGGTTGAAGAAATAAACCGACGTAACAAAACGTCGGCGGTTATTCGACGGGGCCAGATTTTACAAGCGGAGTTACTTTGGCATAAGAGTTGCAGGGATGCGGAGAATACGCATGAATTGTCGTAGCAAGAGTCGTGCCAAAGAAAGTTTTATGTTTGGCATGAAAAACATTAGTATGCAAGAGGTAGGCCATGCCGATCATTCTTGATGAGAAATCTTTGAGCCGCATGCGCCGGGGCGTCCGTGCGAAACGCCTCAAAATAGCTCCTCCGAAAACGAAGGCCGAGCGTGAACTTTTCAAACGTATGAATCTTCTCTGGAACGAAGTGCTGTTCCCGGCTACGGAACGTATTCAGAAGATGGTTGACGAAAATGCCCCGGCAGAGGATGTAGCCGATTTGATAGAAGAGGTGCTGCGGGAGGCACAGGATGCCTACAGAATAGTATCGGATGACATCATCTGGCGTTGGCGGGCCTCTATGGACGGGGACACCCGGGCAGCATTCACATCCGGGCTGCGCACTTCCTTAGGAGTAGACATCAGTGCATTCGTGGACACCCCGGAAATGCAACTTGTACTACAGGGAGCCACATTAGAAGCTTCTCAACTGATAAAGACAATCCCCGGGGACTACCTAGGTGCGGTAGCAGAAGCGGTGGCCGATAATTACGTAGGCAAGCCCCTCCCGGAAGGGCGAAGTCTTCTGGACCAAATACAACATCTTGGGGATGTTTCTCAAAACAGGGCGAAGTTGATAGCACGTGACCAGACAAACAAATTGGTGGGTAGCGTTAATCAAGCCCGGCAGCAGTCCATTGGAATCGAGACGTATCGTTGGCGTACAGTACGCGACCAGCGTGTCGTGGGCCGCCCCGGGGGTCGCTATCCAGAAGGAAACAAGGTACACGGCAACCACTACAAAATGGAGGGGATGCTCTGCAAGTGGGACGACTCCACAAAACTGTCGCGTGACGGCGGAGCTACGTGGGTACGTAGGGATGCGGACATGCCGCAGACGCATCCGGGGCAAGATATTCAATGCCGTTGTCACCCAGAACCGGTTATAGACGTTAAAAAGATTCTTAAATTTGCTCAACAGTTATAAAGAAAATAAACATTATATAATATTTCTCTTGCGTTTGCAATGTTTATCTTTTATCCTTAAAAGAAAAGGAAGTGTGGTTCCTGAATGAAAATAGTAAACCTACAGTCCGCAGATGGACAGCCTGTACACTGGGAAGAAACACCCGAAGGATTCCTCCGCAGCCGTATGCGTGTTCTTCGTTCTTGCGTCATGCCTTACGACCTCTCTGAGCTGGAAGGTGCCCCGGAAGGGGCACCCAACCCAGTAATGATGTATGTCAGCATGGACAGTATGACAAGCCCGGAGAGTTTGCGCTCGCTTGAAGGCGTTCCAATAGTAGCATGGGATCACGCTTGGATTACCCTTGAGGGTGTTAAAGTTGTGTCTAAAGGCAATGTTGCCGGGGCACCACTTGTCGTCGGCCCATTCTTAGAGATAGACTTGTTGGTTACAGACGCTCAAACGATTCAGGATATAAAGGATAGAAAGATAGGGGAGGTTTCGGCGGCTTACAATGCGCAGAGCATTTTTGAGTCCGGGGAGCATGACGGAGAACGCTATGATGCGCGACAAACACAAATCCGTTACAACCATATAGCAATCATACCAGAGGGACGAGGGCGTGCAGGGTTTGATGTACGCATACTCAACGAAAAATCTAAAGAAGGAGATGAGTCTATGGCAACAGTTAAGGTAAAACTCCGTAATGGCAAGTATATCAATACGGACGAAGACGGCGCAGCAGTGGTAGCAGATGATACAACGGCTACCGAAACTAAGGAAGTGGGAAGCGGGAAGCAACTAGAAGACCTCATGGCCCAATGTGAAGATCTCAAGGCTGCCAAAGCGGAGAGCGATGCTCAGTTGGAAGAAGTCCGGGGCGAATTGAGTGTATACAAAGAGAAGCTCGATCAGTTGCTCTCGGAAGAGACAATCGAGGCCGCCGCCGGTGAGATGAATGCGGAGCAGGGCGAGGCATCGGAGATTCTCGAAAACAGCACGTTAGTTGACGACAAAGGCAAGGAAGTTACCGAGGACGCCGAGAAGGACAAGATTAAGAACAGCATCAAGGCTCTTCACGGCCAGAAGCTGCATTCGGCTGTTCTCTCGAGCATCGGCGTGAAATGCGAAAACATGTCCCCGGAAGCTCTGCGTGGTGCGTTCCATGCCCAGCACCAGGTTCTCAACACCTTAGGCGGGGCCGGGCGCAAAGTGGTGGCGGGCACCAAACTGATGAACAGCACGGTCGCAAAGGACGGTCAGGTCATTACGACCACCCAGCGTTCCGGGCACGACCGCTTAGGCATAAAGAAAGCGGTGTAAGATAAACACAAAACCTAGAAAATAAAAGACAAACTTGTAAAGGAGATAACGTATGGGAAAATTTATTAACGGCTACAGAGGCGAAATTGGTGGTGCCGTTCAAACAACGTATTCGGACCAGCCCGGGGTTGCCGTTCCCGGCATGATTGCGTTTGCGAGCGATCTCAGTAACGTCGATGCGTTGCTGATTTCGGAAACAGATGGTATTGCAGCAGGTAAAGGCGTCAAGGCTGTTGCCATTGATGACGACATCTCGTTACAGCGTCCCAATGTTTCGGTCCTGTTACCCACCACGGGAAACACGGTCGCGGATTTTGTTGGAGTTCTTTGCTTCGACGAGACGATGCAGTCGGACGAAGACGGAGTTCCGGGATATGCTGCAGGTCGCCTTGGCCGCATTCTCAAGAATGCACGTGCCGGGGGCCGTATATATGTAAAGGCGGTAGAGGCCATTGACCCCGCAACATCCGTGGTTCACTGGGTTGTTGTTGCAGGTTCCGACGGTCTGTACGAAGCAGGTGAGTTTGCTCCAGCAGCATTGGCGGGTTCGGCTTCAGCAGGATATTCAACAACTCTGGCCTCCATTGCAAAATGGGTAACCAAAGCAGAAGCAGGCGATGTAGCAATTATCGAGTTCTTCTAAGCTGAAGAAACGGTACGTAATTAACATAACACAACAAAACATACTAAAACATTGGAAAAGGAGGGCTTATAAATGGCCTATCAATTTGATGCAAAGGGACACTCCCAGATAAAGGCTACAGAACTTATCGTTGGCGTTTTTGACCAGGTCGAAGCGGCGTTCTACGATGCTCTGTATCCTGAGATCCTGTGGAAAGAGACATTACCCCCGGAATCGGTGAAGACGGATATCGACCCGGGCGCGATGAATTACATTTATCGTTCACGCGATTACCGTGGGATGGGCCAGTTCGTTAATGGCGACCCGAAGAATATTCCTCGCGTGGGGCAAGTCGTTGGACAAATCACCGTTCCGATTCTCGACGCAGCCGTCGGTGCAACATTGACCGATGCAGAAGCACGCAGATACCAGTTCGGTTATCAAAGTGCGTTGGCGCAGGACTACGGTGAAATCATGAAGAAAGCAGCGGACTACCATGTAGAACGCACGTTCTTCTTCGGCAATGACGCCGCGAATTTCGTGCCCTTCCTTGACTACTCAACGGTAGACAAGATTCCCGTCGACGCATGGACCGGTGCTTCTCCTGATGCATGGGTACAGAGCATTAACGACGCATTAACCGCCGTATACACCAATAGCAAGACCGTGCACCTCCCAGACACTGTTATCCTCCCCCCGGCCAAGTTCTCCATGTTGACCGGTGCATACGTTATCGGAGCCGGTGCTGTTGGCGTGGCTGTAAGCGCACTCGAATATCTGCGGAAGAACAACATATACACCGCCCTCACTCAGAAAGAGCTGAAGATTAAGACCCTTCGGTATCTCGAAGGTGCTGGCGTTGCCGGAGTTGATCGTGCAATCATCTGCGAATGGAATGCAAGAAACTTTGTATTGCCGTTCCCGCTGGCCTATCAGTTGGCGCAGCCCGTTCCCATTCCTCTGGGCGTTGAAATGTTTGCCGAATACATATTCGGTTCGTTCAACGTGAGATATCCCGGGTCAATGGCATATCTGGATGGTCTGTAAGATTTAGGTTTAACTCGTAAAACAAACACAATGATAGGAAGGAGGCTTTTTTATCATGGCACCAAAACGTACTAAAGTGGTAGCACCAGTTGCTCCCTCTATACCGAAGCGGACGAAGGGCACAGTATTAATTGCCAATCATCACACGGGGGGTTTCACATTTACCCAACGTTCACCTGACGGAAAGATTTTGTTGAAACCGTTGCGCTTGCCCCCGGGCACCACAACTCCAGTGCCCGCAGAGGACTGGTTGAAGTGTAAGGAAATAGAAGTTGTCAAACATTACATGGACAAGGGTTTGATTGCTGAAGTAACGCAGGACAGAGCTGAAGTTCCGGTAAGGGACGCAACTTCTACAAAACTTACACCTCCTGACCACCTGAAGACAGACCAAGAGTTGTCCAACGAAGCAGGCGGTACGGTTGCAGCGAAAGTTACTCGACAGAATCCGGGCTCGGTGAACCTCAAGTAACAAGAAGTAAAATACAAAAGGAAGGAGATATAACATATCATGAAGAAGTTTCTTTTACCTACATTCGTATTGTTCCTGTTGGCAATCGCTGCCGTAGCCTTCTGTTTGGTATCAACAGATAGTGTTGTTACCATACAGAACGGAAAGGCGGTGCGAGAAACTGTAGCTGCTGTAGGAGCAGCAGCAAGTACTGCAGCCGATCCTCTAACAGGAAAATCAGTAACAGCTACCGAAGGTAACATAACAGCAACAGCCAAAACCAATGGTAATAATGCTGGTCTGAAAAATGAGTTTGTAGGTTTGCCAAGAATTAAGTTGGTACGTCTTGGAACTGGCACCAATGGTGCAGCTTCTGGAAAGACCCTCATATTAACAGACGACACACCTGATGGTGAATGGGCTGCCGTTGATTCGGGCACTACCGTAACTGCCGATACTACATATTTCAAAATCGGTGCAAAGAGCCTGAAGACGCTTTTCAAGACCACCGCAACAGTGGCCTCAGGCGTCCACGCAACAGAATCCAACATTGACTTTACCGACGACGAATATGTCGGGATGTGGTTGTATTCTACAAAGGTGCTGGCTGCAGGAGACCTCGTATTGAAAATCACTGACTCCGTTGCCGGTGTTACAAGCACAAACATACCGGCCGTTGCCACTGCTAACAAATGGACTTGGGTAGAGGTCGATATTTCGGCTGTAGCCAATGCCAGCAAGGATGTAATAACGGACGTGAGCATTACACTTAGTGCAGCAGGCGTTGTTAAATCCACTGCAGGAGCATTTTCCGTATACGTCGACGAAATGGTAAAATGGGATTCCACAGAAGAGATTACTTTGGGGTCTGCCATTTTACAGGACGGCGTTCTCGGAGTTATGGGCTTGACATACACGACAGGAACTTACATCGCTACAATGACCGTTGTAAATTCGGCGGGAAATGATGTAACAAGCGTAACAAGCACAAACGGGACGGCTCTTGCTACATTAACCGGGGCCTCCTTGGTTGAGGGTACAGACTATCTGGTGGCCTATCGTACAGGAAACGACGTGCTTGTCTGCATTACCGACCTTTCCAAGACGGTGATGTCAACCTTAATAGCCTACTAACCTGTCCTGACGGACGAAAGGAGGGACAGGTAAATGGCGGAGCAGTTAATATTTTCGGAGAAGGGGTACAAGATCTTTAAAACGGATGGAAGGTTCTTTATTCAGCTCCCCGGTAAGTCTGCATCAAGTGTTGATAGTGGCTTGCGAAAGAATGGTTTCGATACCTTAGATGAGGCACGCACTGTTCTTACTGATCAAATGAAGAAAGATGGCGTCTACGGTGTCGGCTCCTTCGGTAACGCCTTCTCCAACGGACGTGTCCGTGCGATGAATGCCATTGCAGAGAAGTTGGGCGGACGGTATGGGAATGACTTTGGGAGTACCATGAGGGATACAAACTGGAGAGAAGGCAAACGAGCGAAGTCGGACGGGGAGAAAAAAGAAGCCTGTCCGTATCCGAAAGACAGTACAGCAGGAAGTTGTTGGCTGGCTGGGTATGAAGGAAGGCCATGTCCCGTATAGCACCCACATACGCCGAATTCATCGTTCTGTTCCCGGCATTCGCAGCAGCAGCACTTCAGCCGATAGTGGAGAGTGAACTTTCCCTATCTGCTCGCATGCTGGACGTCGGGGTATGGGACGACTTCTTCAGCGATGCTATTGGCCTCGAAGTGGCACACAATCTTGCTATCCGGGCAATCGCCGCAGGCCCCGGGGGACTCGCGCCCACAGGCCAAGTATCAAATGTATCTGGGGCCGGGATAAGCATAGGGTTTGCTACGCCCTCCGGGAGTGGCAAGTCACGTACCGTCGATTGGTACAACAGAACCAACTACGGACAACAGTTCTTAACACTACGGGATCGTGTGGTTCCGATGGGAATGTTGGCTACATGAAATGTCAGCTACAGTAACCCGTAAGAACCCTAATGCTGTAAAGGCGGTATACGAACGACTCGGAAAGGCCGCCGAGAAAGAAATAGCAATCGGTTTTCCAAAGGGCAAGGCAAAAGCTTATCCTGACGGAACAAGAGTAATTGATGTAGCAGCAGCTCACGTATTCGGAGTTGGGGTTCCACAACGAGACTTCATGGCATTCGCGAAGGAAGGAATCGTAAAGGATTGCTCCCCGATTATCGAATCGTTGGCTGGGCTGGAAGAGGGCTCGGGGGCGGGCGCAGATGCGTTAAGAGAAGCGGCGGGCATGGTGGGAGCAGAAGCCATAAAGAAGGCCATACTTGACGGGGACTATACACCTAACGCCCCGGCTACTATAAAGGCAAAACATGGGTCGACTACCCCGTTAATAGACTCGGCCCTCATGCAGAACAGCGTAACTTACGTTGTACGTGAAAGGACAAGAAAATGAAGACCCAAACATCTCATTACGAAAACGGAAGGCGCAAGGCACAAGCGGCCCTTTCTAATACAAACCCGGACGGCACGGTAAGTACGGACGAAGACAGCCGCATGCAAAGTTTGAAGTCCCGGGCAGAACAGTTTGTGCGGGATTGCAAGAAAGAGTGTTACGACATTGGTGGCAGCTTCCGTGGCCCGGGCTACTGGGCAGAAGTTTTAAAGATTTTGAGGTGATATGGGCGGCATACTTCCACTATCCGGCTTCGGCCTACTTGCATTGTCTTTCTTCCTCGTCGACACGGTCGTAAACGACGTGCTATACACGAAGGATGAAGTGAATGGAATAGACGTGATAAGCGAGCCAACGCCAAGAACAATACAAGCCGCCGTCGATCCTGCTAACAAGGAAAAGCTCGAGAACATATTCGGAGGGAACATTGGGGATGGTTCCATAGGCATATATACCCAAGAAGTTCTCTACATGCAAGACCAAGGGGACGTGAATCAAAGTTATGTTATCGACGGAGGGAAGGAATACAGAGTAAAAGCGAGAGCAGACTGGACGCTCCAGATGGGCTTCTACGTATATTTAGCTGAACGACATATACCACAACCGCAAGGAGTGTAAGGAGCAGGAAATGGCATTGAAAAGAATCAACGGAGATTTATCAGCTTGGAAGCGGGCACTTCCACGAGATACTTCTGGAATAGATTCCACCCACCCAAAATACTCGTATGCTTACCGCATGGGGAAGAACGGGCGGGAGGATTTTGGTACATATTATCACGAAAGTCAGTATGGAGAGTTTGAGGAAAACAAACCGTTTGAGAACGGACGTCTCCGTGCCCAGAATGAAATCAACAACAAGTTGATGAATTTGGGGATTAAAGTACGCAATGATAAATCAACTGCAGAGTATTGGGATGATGTTTTGAATTTTGGGGTTAAAATCAGTATTCTTGAGTCCCTGCGACTTTCAAGCCATGTAGATGAATATGCAAAATCAGATTTTAAAGACTTACCTTCTGATGTGCAAAGTAAACTAAAACAAAAGTTAGGATAATGCCAAGCCAAGATGACATCTACAACGCACTGGGTGCAGTTGTTAAATCGACAACGGGCCGGGCATGGTGGCGCAAGGGAGGAATACAAGCACAGCCCACAGGCCCCTACGCTACAGTATTCTTAATCATGGGAAAAGGAGTAGAGCACGACGTCGTGGACAGAGTTCCAATTACCCCGGTTACAGAAACAAGCGGGGACGCCAAAGAGATACCGTGGGGCACGCGACTAATAGAATGTCAAATCGAATTTTTTCGTAGTGCTACGAACGACTCGGCTTCGGACGCCGCTACTCGCTTCAAGAACTCGTTGCAGATGCAAGCCCGCTTCTTAGACCTCTGGCTCATCATGGGACTAGTCGGCACCGTCGACGTACTCGACATTGCAGCATTGTTCCGGGCGGACACTGAGCCACGAATGAGAGTTACGTTTCAAGCATACGCAAACATAAACGAACCCTACCCTCTGGACGGGGACAGTTCGACAGATATACAGTTCCAGACTATTGACATTACGCATGTAAAACAAGATGGTGTGGAGACGGAAATACCAGTAGACGTAGATAACAATCAACCAATAACCTAGTATATAAAGGAGGAATTATAATGTACGTAACAAGTGACAAATCGCTCCCAATATCTTTAGATGTACAAATCAGCCTATCAATGGCTGCCGCCGCCGCCCGCAAGAACCTTACAGTTTTATGCGTGGCTGGCGAGAATCTTGGGTTCCTGCCCAATAGCCAGCGGGTGCGCTTCTACAGCACTCTCGATTCCGTGGTACTGGACTTCGCCACAAATTCAGAAGCATATCAAGCGGCCGCCGCGTTCTTTGCTCAGGTCAATCCGGGCACCATGGCGATAGGAGAAGTCTTTACAGAAGACCTTCCGGCGCAACTGGTATCCGCTCAGTTGTCCGCTGCACAGCTATTAGCTATCAAGAACGTATCTTACGGGAGTATGCAGTTGACGTACAACAATGGTGGAGCAGATACACTGCTCACCTTGTCTGATCTCGACTTCTCCGCCTGTACCACGATAGAGGCTGTAGCCGCCGTTATCGATGCTGCCATAGATTATCTTGCAGAGGATGTTGCCTGTAGTGTAAAGACGCTGCCGGGCGGAGCGAAAATTCTGGTCATTCAAACAGCATTGGCGGGTACTGGAAAGACAATCACGTACCCTCTGGCCGTAGCCCCGGTGGATGCAATAACAAATCTCATTACCGCATGGACAAACGGATCCGCTCCATTCGATACGTTGACTTCCGTTGCGTCACCAAATATCGCCGCTGCCATAAATACGGCGGGCACCACGGAGACAGCGCATTCCAACGCTATCACTTTGGAAGAAGGCATTCAGTACAGGATGCTGATCAACCTTACATCAAATTCGGGACAGAAACCTACGCTTACGGGCACGGGCGGATTCCCAACAACAACTTTGGTGGCAGGCGAAAACGTTATTGAATTTGTGGCCACAGGCAATCAGTGCGTCATAACAATAACGGATTCAGCCGCAGCGTCTTGGGCGGCGGCAGCTGTATCCATGACAGCCGTTTCCGTTGGCACTTACATGGGTACTCTTCTGGGCATGACGGCAGCCGCAGGCGGCTTCGCCCTTAATGGCTATACAGCCGTAGACATCGCAGACGAGCTTTCCAGCATCCAGAGCGCAGCAAGCGCCGCCGGCCAATTCATCTATGGCTGGTGCCTGGGCGCGAGCCTGAGAGATGTTGAAATTCAGACGGTTGCTGCTACATGGGCGCTGGGACAACGGGCTGCTATGATGACATTGGTTTCCAATGATCTTACGGCGCTTTCTTCCGGCTATACAGCGGATCTTGGCCCCGTGCTGCTGGCTTCAGGAAATAAGCGCGTGGTGGCCATATATCATGACAATCCGCAGCGATATCCGGACGTATCGATATTGGCATATATGCTCAGCGTTAATTACATGCTGCAAAACAGTACAGTGACGGCGAAGTTCAAAGTTCTACCCGGTATTGAAACAGTTCAGCTTTCGGAAACAGACCTGCTTGTTCTTCAGGCCAAAGGGTACAATGTATACACGGCGGTCGGCGTTAATGCACGGACTTACAGGGATGGCGTTACAGACCTCCCCGGATGGTACATGGATACGGTTATCAATATCGACAACTTTGCTGAAGACCTGAGCGTCAACTTTTTTAATGTATTCTTACGCAACAAAAAGGTTCCTTTTTCCGGCCCGGGGCAACTCTTATTCGTGGACGCTGGTATGGATACCGGTGCTCAATATGTCTACAACGGAGCCTTTGCAGATCGTCAGATTACAGATACGTCAAAGAAGAGCGGCATATCTATCGTACCGGCGGTACAGGTTATTCCCACTCCGATTAACATGGCCTCAGCAGCCGACCGCGCCGGGCGCATAGGCCCTCCAATTACAATCATCGTGCAGGATGCGGGCGCAATACACGAGATAGCAATCGGCGTAAGTATTGTCGAGTAGTATTTAACTAAAAAGAAAGGACGGTACAGAAAATGCAGAGAACTCGCTTTCAAATAAGAAACGAAGCAATACCGGGTGCGGCGGATGACAAAGCCGCAGAAAGCAAAACGGCCCCGAAAGACATAGGCCGACAAAAGGCGGAGAACTACATCAATGCTCGGATGCAAAATCTGGGAATGAAAGTAAAGAATGCAGAAACACCAGAAGGTGCTTCGTTCAGAAAAGAATTTCCTAAAATTGCATACGATTCGGGTAAGGAAACAAAGAAAAAAGGTATTGGGCGCGATAGGAATCCGTTCCACCCTACTCGTGGGAAAGACGAATACGATGCGTGGCACAAAGGATACGACGAAGGTTAGTAACTCTAAAATAACATAATACTCGAAAGGAGGAAAATACATTGGAAAATATATATCTGCAAAACAGACACACGCTCGTTATCGCTGGCATACCTGTATTTGGATTCGCTGAAGGCGATTTCATGTCGGTAAAGCTTGAGGGCGCAGCGGCTGCACGTACGAAGGGTGGGGACGGCCCGGCAATGAACATTTCAACAGATCAGGGCGGGCAGATTCGGATATCCTTACTTCCAACGTCCCCGGTACTGGGAGCGATGTACGCGATAAGGGACTCCCAGAAAACTATCCCGGCGCTGTTCTCAGTTGTGCTTATGTCGGGAGTGGGAGAATTGATTGTGGCCAGCGGCTGCGGCATGGGCGAGCCCTCAGATGCGAAGTCTGGCGGGCCTACAATGCAAGCACGTGAATTCGTGTTTGAGGCCCTCAAGATCAAGATGGATACGAGCCCGACAACACCGGTCGCCGGAGCTTTTATATAACATAACGAACAACCAACATATTCCATGAAAAGGAGGCTTTTCTGTTATGGTAAACGAAAGACTTTTGTCTTTGTATTTTAAACAAAGAGAAAAAAGAACAATTCCTCTTCACAGTACTATCCGAAAAATGGTGGGTCCTATGTTCTATGATAGGTGTATGAGTTTAGTAAAAATAAATATTCTCCTTTTCCTTTTTGGCAAAAGAAGAAGAACGTCCTTGAGGGATTCTCGTACACGTTTAGGACTTAAAAAATAACAAACAACCAACATATTCCATGAAAGAAGGAGGCGTCGATTATGGAAGTCAGAAAAACAGTAATCAACGGCAGAGAGTACAGGATGCTCCTGCCGCCAGTAAGACCAGCCATGCTAATAAGTGAAAAAGTTACAACGATGTTCGGTGCATTGTACGTAAGTTTTTTCTCTGATTCAAAAGTTCAGCAGGGATGGCCTAAGTTTACACAGGCATTACAGTCTATAGATCCCGACAAAGCCGATTCTTTGATGATGGAATCCGCAAATATCTCTAAATTAAGTTTCGGAAATATCCCGATCTTCGAAGGCATAGAATTCGAACGGCACTTCGGCCAATATAGGGAAGATGTTTTTGAAGCGCTAACTTGGTGTCTTTGGGAGACTGTACGTGATTTTTTTCCCAAACTGGACGCCTTTATCCAGACAGTCAAGAAGGCAATTCAAGAAATAGAGGAGGGACGGAAGGTATCCCAATCCCCGAAGGATGGGGAACAGACTGGTGGTTAGGCCGCCCGGTCTGGGCTGGATTATGCACGTGGACTGAATTACTTGACGGAACCCTCCATTTAAAAGATTTAATGGAGATGCACAAATCCCTAAATTTGAAAGAATGGATCGAGCGAAAGTCCTACGAATTAATAACTGAATCAACAAAAGGTAAATAAGAATGTCAGGGCAAACAGTAATTGATGAATTGATTACAATACTTGGCGTAGATATTAAATCGGGAACTCAGCCCGTTGTTCAACATTTCACTTCAATGCTGGATGGTGTAACAAAATCTGCCGGGTTTGCTACCGCTGGACTTATGGCTACCGTAGGCGCTCTTGTCGGTTCCGGTGCGGCTATATTTGATTTTTCTCTGAAACAGGCACACACGGCCGCGACCATGGAGAGGATGTCCAAGATAACCGGTATCAATGCGGCGGAATTGCAAAAGTGGAGAAACGTGGCTGCAAACGCCGGTGCCGATGCGGACACCTTTCTGCAAGATATAAAACATCTTGGCGAAGCCGCTGCGGATTATCTTTTACCGGGACATTACAATGAAGGATTTTTCCGTTTAGGAATTCAACCCTTTAAAATAGTTGACGGCGTTAAGGTTCCTAAAACGGGGGATGATGTTGTATATGAAGCACTTGAAAAACTTCACAAGGCCACCACAGCACAAAGAGAAGTAATAATAAAATTATTGGGCGTAACCGATCAAACTCTGTTGATCTCATTAAATACGTTGGATAAAATAAAAGAATGGCAACAAAAAACTCACCTTATCAGTCAGGAGGATCTTGATAGGGCTGATGAATTTGATAAAAAATGGTCTGCGACGGTAGAAAAATTCCGCAATATAAAGATTTCGCTTGGGTTGGATGTTATCCCTGCCGAAAATAATATTGCGGAATTTTGGGATAATGTTTTAAATGGAAAAGAGGGGGAATTTGTTATCAGGCCAGAGATTTCCAAAGAAGCCTCTAATATATTCAACCAAGAATTGACAAGGATGGAAAATAGATGGAAGTCGTTTAAGGATTATTTCAAGAGAGAAAATCCTGATCTCGTAGAATCTTTTAAGACTGTATTTGATGTAATAGAAAAGTCATGGAACAAACTGGCGGAATGGGCAGGACGGCAAGCCGGTCTCACACCCAAGCCTGATAAAAAACCAGTCCCGGGCGCAGTTCCGGTTCCTTCTGTCCCCGGTGCAGCACCAATTCCCAAAACAACCAAGCCTGATAAAAAATCATGGTGGTTACAGAATAGTTTATGGGAATCTTTCATCGCTGAAATTAACGAACCTATGAAAAAGAAAAAACAGCATGAAAGCACAAGTAGCCCTATGCAGGTGTCAGCATCTCATCCAGCACCGAAGACAACGAAGAAAATTCCTTCGGCCCAGCCATCGGCGGCACCTGCGCCTGTGGCAAAAGAAGCCCTCCCTGATTATTCAGGAATGAGAGAACAATGGCTGTTACAGTTGGACCAAGCAGTAAAATCTTTTCCAAAGAATCAAATTAAGCCTCTAGTTGTGCATCCGGTAACTCATCATTCAGAACAGCATACGATGAATAACAGTCCCGTCATTAATGTGCATCAGCAAATAACAGGCGCAAACGCAAAAGAAATAGCAGATAAAAGCGTCGAAGGCTTTACGCAAACGCTCCAGCTCTTATATCCAGGCGGATTGTCGCCCATAATAGGATAATAAAATGCTTTATCCAATCGGAATGCCAAATCTTAAAAAAATAACTGATCCTGTCTCTTTGGGCGGAAATGTTATTGCGATTATGCGGCGTCAATCAAACCTTGCGGCTGCGATATCCCGCGCAGCTTACGATAAGGCAAGATTTTACGGAACAGCATACGGAGGTTATGTTGACTTTGTACAAAACCCATCGAATATGGATCTTATAACAGGAATACCGATATCCACGAGATTACAGGAAGCATATACCTATGCAGCGGATGTTCCCGAATTTGCTGTTGAGTCGGGCGTATTTTACCAGGATCATATTATTTTGCATCCGGTTAGAATTGATTTACAATTTGAGGTAAGTAACTGGGTCAAAACCAACACCAAGAAATCACTAGATGATTTAGAAAATATATACAACAGCCGTGAACCGATTACGTTAATCACCGAACATAAAAAAATAGACAACATGTTCCTGGTTGCATTGAATGCTGAAAATAATATGCCGGAATGGGGAAAACTATCATATCGGGCATCTTTTCAGAAAATAAATCTCGTCTTATTAAATAAGACTTCAATGAGTAAAGATCAGGTGACGGCAACATCAAATACTCTAGGTCCCGTCATCACAAAATCGTTGGAGCCTTCAGTGGATTACGGATTAAAAACCCCATGGACTCCACTTACTAATGATAAGGCGGGAATATTTAACGGGGTTTTAAAATGATAACTCCGGCATATAAAATTATCGATCTTGCTCCTGATGGGCAAAGCAATAGGACTGTCAGCATGGGGACTGTCGTTATTCAATTAGTGACTAAATATAATTATTCGGCTTCATGTTGGACGATGGATATTTTAGATTCTCTGGGGAATTTGATGTTGGCAGGCTTAATGCTGGTCCCGAATGTTGATATTTTAAAACCTTATACAGCGCTTAAGGAATCGTTAGGCTCTCTTGTTCTTATAGAAGTGAACGCGGGTGATTATCAGTCCCCTGATTTGCTGGGTATAAATACAGTACTGCTTTGGTTTCCATCAGGGACGGAGGTTGAATTACCGATATGAATAATGACGGTCCTTTCATTCGTAATGTTCTAGTGAAAATATCTATGCCATTAAATAACGCAGACCTTAGCCGGGGAGGGAAGGAATATACGTTTAAAGGTGATGGTTCTGCCGAAAAGCTGCGAATAAAATTTACAGTCCATAAGCATATGGCGAGTACCGGAATTCCGTCACTCATACAGATATATAATCTTACAAGAGAATCGAGACAAATATTAAGCGCAACCGCTGACGCAACAATGACATTAAGCGCCGGATGGAAAAATACTCAGGTTGTGCAGATTTTTAAAGGGGCATTGCTATACGTGACACATCAGAGAGACGGAGCAAATATTGTCACTAATTTGATGTCCATTGAAGGATATTTTGGATCGATTAAACAGGTTATCAATGCAACGGCGATTAACGGGAATATGCTTCAAGCCCTTGTTTATCGTTTAGCCTCTGAGATGCCCGATATAGATGTTGATATGAATTTTATTAATGTTCCTAATATAACTTTCGGAAATCAAGGATTCACTTATGCTGGGACGACTGACATGACCTTGGACAAACTTTCCAGAACATACGGATTCACATGGTGGATTCATAATGGGATTTTCTATACAAAGATAGACGGCCAACCGTTCGATTATCCCAGCGTGCTTGTAAATGAAAGTAATGGTTTGATTAGAGCTGACCCCATGTTATTTTTAGCCGCAGACGCATTAGAAAATCGACAAATGGGAATTACCGTAAATTCATTCTTCAATCCCAATATTAAAGCTGGCGGTAAGATTAAATTGCAAAGCGTATTAAATGACAGGTTGAACGGAGAGTATGAGGTTCATAATATAACTCATATGGGGGATACACATGGCGATTCATGGACGACGATTGCGGAAAACGCCAGATTTTTCATTCCAAGTGCATCATTAAGGTAATTATGGATACTAGGCTTGCAAAAAAGAACGTGCAACTGAGAGAAATCATAGACAGGGCCATGTCTCATCTTAATACAGGAATTCCCGGGGAAGTCATATCTTTTGACGCCACTAAAAGGACGTGCGAAGTCCGTCCGGCTATTCAGATGAAAAAAACGCTTGCCGGGGAAGTGACGTTCGTCGACATGCCCATCATTATCAATGCCCCCGTTGAAATTCCGACGTGCGTTGTAGCGGGGTTTTACATTACGTTGCCTATTCGCGCCGGGGACTCTTGCTGGATCAAGTTCAGTCAGCGTGCCATCGACCACTGGTTCGAAAATGGCGGAATACAGCCTCCAGGAGACAATGACGCTGTTGGTTGCAGACATCATGATTTAACAGATGCTATTGTGTCCTTTGCTCCAGCTACGTTGAACGACGTTCTGGACAATTATGAAGAAGATGGAATCGAGATTCGCAACAAGGCCAAAACTTCACGCATTACCGTAAAAGACGATGTTGTTGAAATAGCAGTAGGCACTTGCATGTTTACCGTTTCTAACGACGGCACGATAGTTGCCAAAGCGGGGGACATGGAGTTTACTGTGGCTTCTGATGGGTCTGCGGAGATGACAATAGGCACAAGCTCTTTTCTCGTGTCTTCCGATGGCACCATGACCGCTACAGGCGATCTTGAAGTAACAGGCGCTCTTTCCTCTCTTACTTCAGTTGCGGACAACATAGGAACGTTGGCGGCCTTACGAACTGCCTTTAATTCACATACTCATCAGTATGCACCGGGACCCGGAAGTCCCACACCTACAGGACCACCGGTGCCAACTGATCCGGCAGCACCGTAATACAGGAGATTGCAATGCCTTTTACATGGCTCTTGAGCTCTACTAAACATGACGTAATGATACGCAAGGGCGGATCTATACCGAAAGTGTATGGCGCGGAAGAAGTGCGCCAAAGAATTTTGGTGCATCTGCTTCACAAATGGCAGGAATATTTTATGAACGTACCTGCCGGGCTCCCTTGGGATGAAGTGCTGCTGGGGAGTAAAGATTTAAAGCTGATCGAGACCTGGGTACGGAAAGAGATATTGGATGTGCTTGGAGTCGTAAGCATAATCAATGTAGATCTTATGTACTCGACAACGATTAAAAGGCAGTTGATCGTAAATGCAAATGTTGAGGTATATGGGCTTGCCGGGCCGAGTATCATCACCATAGAAAATCAGGTGTTGGGAGGATTGTAATATGTCTTTCGGAATAACAGACTCTGGGTTCGTATTAAAAAGGGCTGCTGATATACAGAGTGATTTAGTTGCCGCTTTATCGACCATTGTAGACCCGGAAACAGGCGAGGCGCTAGCTATAATACTATCCGATGAAAACGATCCGATAGCACAAATTGTTAACGCTTCTTCGGCGGAGCTTGCTGAAGCATGGGAACAACTGGAGCTTGCCTATAATCAATTCGATCCGCTGAAAGCTACAGGTGCGGGACTCAGGGGCACTGTTCAGCTCAACGGGATAACTGCATTACCTGGCACATATTCAAAAGTCACGTTGTCGCTAGTCGGATCTCCGAATCTCGCATTTCCTGCAGGCAAACAAGTATCTAAAATGGATAATTCTGTTGTGTTCACTTTACCCGCCGTGCTGTTCGACAATCAAGGGGCTGCCGTAGTAGAAGGGACGGCAACTGTTAAAGGACCGCTTGAGGCGGAGATAGGAGAAGTTGTAAAAATAGTGACTCCCGTATCTGGCTGGATTTCAGTCACTAATGCTGCGGCGGCCACCCCGGGAACCCTAGAAGAAACTGACGCACAACTTCGTGCCCGGCAGCAAGTAAGCACTTCTTTGACGGCCCAGTCCATAGTTGAAAGTATCTACAGCGGTGTGGCTAGCATACCGGGGGTTACTTTTTGTA